GGCCTATTGAGGCAGTGGGGCACTATAACTATTGCCGCCGCAAATGGTAATGCTGATGTCGGCATTGACTCTTTTGCTATCCCATTCCCGAACGGCGTATTGAACTGCCGAGTAAATGGTACCTCAACGCTGACCGACACTCCCTGCTTTGCTTCAGCGGAAGCTATAGACAGGAATCAGATTCGAATCAAGGCCGTCGCTGTAGATCTGACAAACAAAACTATAACCCAGGGAATGGCCGTGAGCGTCGCCTGGGAAGCTATTGGAGCTTAACAATGAAAGAATTTATCTACAGCGCAAAAAATAATGCTTTCTATCCTGTTGATATGTTTTCTGATTACGAGTCCGCAGGAACCTGGCCTGATGATGGTAAAGAGGTTGACAGAGAGGTGTTTGTTGAATTTACATGCGCAACCCCGGTAGGGAAAGTTCGTCAAGCAGGACCTGACGGGTTGCCTGCATGGGGTGATTTACCGCCACTGACAAAACAGGAGCGAATCGCTCAGGCTGAGGCAAAACGGCAGCAGCAGCTGGACGCTGCAAACAGCGTAACGGCTGACTGGCGAACGGAACTGGCGCTAGGCATTATCAGTGATAAAGATAAGGCCGACTTGATCAAATGGATGGCGTATATAAAGGAAGTTAAGCTTTTAGACATCTCTAATGCCCCGGACATTGCATGGCCAACTCAGCCAGCTGTGTAAACCCTCTTGATCTGCACGCCCTTTAAAACTACTGTATATAAAAACAGTATAAAGGAGTGCAGATCATGCCCCGTCAGCCGGATATTCATGCTGCTTTTATTGCGGCTATACAGCAAAACCCTAAAGGCTATCTTTGCCTTTACACAGATAAGTTTATCGCTGAGTTACATGACAGACACTGGCATTTCAGTCAGTCCGATGCCAACTCATGGATTCAGCGTTACCAGCCCGACTTCGCCGACAAGAGCACGGAAGGCAGCGGCAACCGTTACTGGATCCTTCGCAATATGGGGAGGGTGTTCTGATGGGGTTCCCTTCACCGGCAATGGACTATGTTGAACAGCGCATATCGCTCGACCAGCGCTTCATAATCAGGCCGTCGTCTACCTATTTTATGCGGGCAGGTTCAACGCATTTCCGCGAGGGCATAATCAACGGCGCACTACTTGTCGTTGATGCATCGCTTAACCCCTGCGATGGCTCTTTGCTTGTTTGTGCGTGCGATGGCGAATTCCGCATAAAACGATACCGGGCGTACCCTGAACCACATCTGGTTAATCTCGAGAATGGGAAAAAGGAGCTGTTGCGGCAGAACGAGGAAGCAGGGGAGCCTGACCGTTCAGTTTTTGGGGTGATCACTTACATCATCAATGATGCGCGCGCCGGGGAGTTCGACGACTGTCCGGTGATGTGATGGGGTCAGGATGGTGATTCAGCATGTGCCACATTTGTGCCACACATGGTGAATCGTCATCCTTCGACTTCAAGCTTGTGCCATTAACTTGTCATGTGTGAATGCGGTTATGGCTATATAAAACAATTATTTAAATGTGGCTCTACTAATTCGTAATGCGAAGGTCGTAGGTTCGACTCCTATTATCGGCACCATTTCAAGACACTCCCCAGATTATCGATATCAAAGCCTTGGTTTCGCGGGTTTTTCATGTTTACTTTAATTAAAAATTTAAAAAGGCAAACTTGTAATGGTGATTTATTACAGGTGGCTTGGGGACGTTTTTGATTGTTAATAAGTTAAATAAATTGATTAATGATCGATTTTTTTAACTTATTAATATTATCGCTAACCATGTGGTGGGTAATCGGTTCCACCATTTGGAGGTTTACAACGCTTAAAACGATTTAATGCAAGCTGCCACCCCCGATAAAAACCTAAACGTCGGATGCATACAAACGTATACTTTGAACACGAAGGATGAAAGCGACAGCGTTGTCTAACGCTGTCAGGTGCATATTTACGGTAAAGCAGTATTAGCCGTAGGCTCAAGCTACGTAACACCGTTAAATCTCTTTTCTAAAGGTGATAACATAGTACTGCATAAATTTAACCTTGCTCCTGCCAAAACAGCCAGGTCGTTCTTCAATGCCGATAGTGTCAACACGCTGAAATTCCCAGCCCTGAGCTGCCCACTCGTTGACGACATCCTCAAGATATTGCGCTGCAATACCACTTTTGTTGTCTTTGGCCCTGACTGATATGTTAGGTGGAACCTGAACCATTTTATATTTATACATATAATCTACCTTGCTGTTAATTGTTAACTTTGCAGCAAACTATACCTATGTCTGTAATGATATCAATCACAATAGTGTGGTGACGAACATAAATCCACCAGTTCCCTTTATCTGGCGATTGTGTTTGAATATATGTATTCATGTATTCATGTATTCATGTAATCAATAAAACAAATATCACGATAAGATAGATCCTATAACAAACAGAGAGTATTATGCACTTTAATTTGTAGCCTGTGCGTATTGTCAGGTGCTTACATTTACAGTCCACTTAACTCGAAACGATAATGAAGAAAAGACTTCTGTTTTTGTTGTTATTCATGCCTTGCGTATCATACGCCGCAGCGTCTGTTACATTTAGCACTGTCACATCAGATCCCATCACAAATGGTTTCGTATTAGTTAATCTGGCGCTGGCAATATTTTTTGCCTTCATACGCTTCGATAGATTCTCTGTTGTTCATGGTCCTGAAATCCTCACCACTATTGGTATCCTCGGCTGCTTCGCAGGAATAGCAACTTCGCTACTGCATTTTGATTCAACCAATGTGGCTGAAAGCGTTCCTCATTTGCTTGAGGGAGTGAAAACTGCATTCCTTGCCTCATTAAGTGGCGTTTTTGGCTCGCTGGTGATCAGAGCAAGACACTATTTCCAAAATAAACCTATTCCGCAGACATCGGGTACCCCAAAAGCGGCTAGTCTGGATGATGTCGTTGCAGCTACTCAAGCGCTACAGCAAAGTCTTGCCGGTAACGAAGACAGTAGCCTCCTGACTCAGCTGAAATTGATGCGTCAGGAACAGGCGGATGAACTACGCGCCTTACGTAGCGCATTTGATACCTTTTCTCAGAAAATGGCTGAAGATGGATCCAAAGCGCTTATTGATGCTCTGAAGGGGGTCATCAATGATTTTAATTCGCAGATCAACGAGCAGTTTGGCGAAAATTTCAAACACCTGAATGCGAGCGTGGAAAAGCTCGTCATCTGGCAGCAGCAATATAAGGATGAACTCGACACGTTGCAGGCGGTGCAAAAATCTTCTGCCGATGATCTCAGGGATGCCTCTAAGGGCCTAGCATCATTCATCGGACAGGCAGCGAGCTTTGCCCAAACTGCAAATGCGCTTGAAGCATCTCTTGATCATCTTCTTGAGCTGCATGAGGATATTGAGCAGTCTCAGCGTTCCATGGCTGAAGTCCTGTCGCAAATGAAAGAGGTCACTCCTCAGTTCTCGCGCAAAATTGATGAAATGACGACCTCAATGGCTTTGGGAGTAACAAAACTCCAGGATAACGTCGGTGATATCGTTATGGATTTCGGTACTCAGGCACAATCTTTCACTTCTGAAATTAAGCGGTTTTTGACTGAGACACTTAGCCAGTCTCAGTCTGAAGTCAGCTCAGGGATGACTCAATCCATGGAGAAGATCCATCAGAGTGTGGTCGCACTAGATACTGGCCTACAGGAAGAACTGACAAAAAGTCTCGAAACTCTCGGGCGACAGCTTGCTTCTCTTTCCGAGAAGTTTGTTGCTGATTACACCCCTCTTACTGAGCGTCTGAGAGAGGTTGTGCGGATCGCTTCTGCAACGTGAGACAAATATGAATCTAGAACAGAGTAACCAATCTTACTGGATACCCCTCGCCGACCTGATGACTGGGTTAATGATGGTGTTTATGCTGCTGACAGCCGCTTTTATGCTCCGTGTAGAACAGACGACAACGATTGTTGTTAAAGAGTATGAAGTCACGAAGCGTGATATGCAGTTGGCCTTGCAGAAGGAGTTTGCAAAAGACTTGAAGCAATGGAACGCAGAGATTCTAGGGGATATGACTATACGCTTTAACGATCCTTCAGTTCTTTTTGCCACTGGTTCATCTGAATTACGACCGCGATTCAGAGAAGTACTGGGTGAGTTTTTCCCACGTTATATCTCTTTATTAACATCGGATAAATACAGAAGCGCAGTAAAAGAAATACGTATTGAAGGACATACAAGCTCTTTCTGGAGCGGGGCTGAAAATGAAAAGGAGGCTTACTTCCGAAACATGGAGCTTTCTCAGGCACGAACTCGCAGTACGCTAGAATATCTGAT